CAACCGAGACCTGCAGATCCTCGAGCGGCCCTGGCCGAACGCGACCACCGGCGAGCTCGTCGCCCGCATGGAGTGGCACGCCGGCCTGGCCGGCAACGCGTTCGTCGTCCGGCAGCAGAACCGGCTACGGGTGCTGCGCCCCGACTGGGTCGTCATCATCTATGGCTCCGACCAGGACCCCGACGAGGCGGTGTTCGCGCTCGACGGCCAAGTCATCGGCTACGCGTACTGCAACGGCGGCATTGGCGTCGGCAGGCCACAGCTGATCCTGCCGGGCGACATGGCCCACTGGTCGCCGCTGCCCGACCCGGAGTCCGCCGGGCTCGGCATGTCCTGGGTCACACCCGCGGTGCGAGAGATCCAGGGCGACATCGCCGCGACGATGCACAAGCTGAAGTTCTTCGAGAACGGCGCCACCCCGAACATGGTGGTGAAGGGCATCACTGCGGCGACCTCGACGCAGTTCAACGAGATCGTCGAGATGCTCGAGCGGAAGCACACCGGCCTCGCCAACGCCTACCGCACGCTGTACCTGACGGCCGGCGCGGACGCGACCGTCGTGGGGTCGGATCTGAGCCAGATCGACTTCAAGGCGACGCAGGGTGCGGGCGAGACCCGCATCTCGATCCTGTCGCGGGTGCCAGCCTCATTGCTCGGCATCTCCGAAGGGCTCGCCGGGTCAAGCCTGAACAGCGGCAACTTCGCCGCTGCGCGCCGAGCGTTCGGCGACACGTGGGTGATGCCGACCCTGCAGGATCTCGCGTCATGCCTGTCGGTGCTCGTCAAGGTCCCGAACGACGCCGAGCTGTGGTTCGACACCACCGACATGACCCTCCTGCGGGAGGACGCCAAGGACGCCGCCGAGATCGCGCAAATCCAGATGTCGACGATCGTGGCCGGCGTCAACGGCGGCTTCGAACCCGAGTCAGTGAAAGCTGCGGTCATCGGTCAGAACATGGCGCTCCTGAAGCACACCGGAATGGTGTCGGTGCAGCTGCAGCAGCCCGGCGCCGGCGGAACCAGTCCCGGCCCGGCCGCCGCTGGCCCGCCACCGCCAGCGCTCGCGGGCCCCGCCACCGATGAGGACACCGACGCTCTCATTGACGCAATGGCGGAGGTCGACTCCGCGACGCGGGCGTGGACCCCGGGTCAGGCGGTGCTCCACCCGCGCGGACCCGGTGGGAAGTTCAAGTCGACCAAGGACCGGCTCGTCGCGTCGCTCACCGCACACAAGGCTGGCGGTGGTGGTGGCGACCCTTTTGACAAGTTCAGCCGTGAGCAGCTCCATCGCGTAGCGAAGGCTCGCGGCGTCGACGTCAAGAAGGGTGCCGGCAAGAAGGACATCTCAGCGGCGCTCCTTGAGAGCCTGCACGGCGGCGCAAACCCATCCGGCCTGAAGGGCTCCGACGGATCGAAGCTTCACGGCGTCAAGAAGCCGCCGTCGAAGCCCGTCCCACCGAAGCCCGACGCGACGCCACCCAAGGAGGACTGGCCGAAGAACCCGAGGACGGGCGCTTCGGTGAGGCCGCTGAGAGCATCCGGCAGCCCTAGGGAGATCACGCCGGAACAGGCCGAGGCACTGCATGAGCGGATGGTGGCCAGCGAGCCGTGGACGGACAGCCAACGCGCGGCCCTCGCTGACTACACCAGCCCCCGCTATGTGGAGATCAACGGTGAGCTGCGCAGCGGCGAGCGCACCGACGAGATCCAGGCACTGGTGGCCAACATCAGCGCCGGCATGCGTGAGATCCCCGAGGACATCGTGACGTTCCGGGGTGTCGACGCCAGGGCGTTCGGCCTGGACCCGTACGCGTTCACGCAGGACCAGGTTGACGCGCTGGCCGGGCGGACGTTCAGCGACCCGGGTTTCACGTCCACGAGCGTGAACCAGCCGTTCGACATGGGCGCCGACTTCCAGTTGCGGGTCACCGTGCCGGCCGGCACACGCGGTGCCTTCGTCGAATCGGTGACCGATTCGCCTGGCGAGAATGAGGTGCTGCTTGACCGGGGCACTCACTTCCGCATCGACCGGGTGGAGACGGACGAGGAGACCGGTGTGCCGGTCGTCCATGTGACGGTGGTGGGGCAGGATGAGTAGCCTCTCGGACCCGAAGAACTTCGCGGTCGTCTGGGACGACGACGAACTCGCCGCCGCACTCGACCCGGGCGCCGGCGGCGAAGAGGCCCGATCTCGGAACAACCTCAAGAACTACTGGCTGCACGGCGAAGGCGCCGGCCAGTGGTCGACGTGGACCGAACTGTACGGGCACCTGAAGAAGCACATGGCCGACGAGCTGGCGAAACGGGTCGCCGCCCAGTGGTTCCACGACCGGTACGGGATCTGGCCCGGTCACCAGAAGGGCGCGAATCCGCGCGGACCCGGCTGACGGGGGTGCGCTGTGGCGGATGTCCGTCGGTACGACCCCAACCAGCAGCGCGATCCGAACGGTGAATGGGGCGACGGCGTCGCGGGTCCATCTCAGCTCAAGGACGCGTTGAGGCTCGCCGGAAGGATCGACCTCGGACCCGACGAGCAGCTGCTCGGGTCGGCCAGGGTCGACGGCGAGCAGGGCGGCGTCCGCTTGGCGCTGACCGACCGTGGCGGCCGCCGCATGCTGCGCTTCGGTGCTGGTGGCGAGGCGTACGGGCAGCGGAACCGCGAAGAAGGCATCGCAGCCTGGGACGGCAACCCATCCAGTCCACCACTCTCCGCAGCGGAGCGCGAGCAGCTCGACGCTGAGGACGACGCGCTGATCGAGGAGTACGACTCAGCGGACCCGGATCGTCAGGATGAGATCGAGGCGCGGCGGGACGAAATCCGCGAACTGCTCACCACTGACGAGCAGGGGTTCAACGGTACGGCGAACCTGGATGAATCCAGCTGGCGGCGCCTCGCCGACCGCATTCGCCCGGCACTGGCCGAGGCGGTCGAGCAGGAGAAGGCCGAGAACGCCGCCTGGGAAGAACTCCAGGACCTGGAGGCCGACGGCAACCCCGACCCGGACCGCATGGCCAGGCTGCGGGAGATCGCCCGCCTCGATACCACGGACGGCATCGTCTTCGACTCCGGCATCATCGCGGGCTCGGAGTGGGGCGACGTCCACTGGTCGGTTGAGCTCGACGATCCGACGGTCGGTGCGTACCTCACGCTCGGCGTCACGCCGAAGGGCGCCCCAGACGACTGGGGCGACACCTTCGACTGGCGGGGTCGGTTCACCGCCGCTGAGACCCGGAAATTCCTACGCCTCCTTGATCGGCTCACATCCGACGCCCCCTCCAGAAGCCAACCCCGGGGGGGAGCGTCAGTGCAGGAGCGTTCGTTCCAGCCCGAGGAGCACCCTCGCGCGCCGGCCGGCTCCGACAAGGGTGGCGAGTTCGCCAAGGCGGGCAGCGCCGGCAGCGGGTCGAAGAAGACCCCGAAGCGCACGGGCGGGAAGCCGCCCGCCGCGGACGGCACTCTGTCCTACGACCCGCGCTCCAACACCGGCACCGGCTACGGCGGCGAGAACAAGATCGTAGCCAGCCTGCAGGACGAGCTGAACCGGCTGGGTGTCACCGACTCCGCCGGCCGCAGGCTGCGCCGCGACGGGCAGTACGGGCCGAAGACCACCTCGGCGGTGCAGAAGCTCCAGCGGGCGCTGGGCGTCAAGGCCGACGGCAAGGTCACCCCGGAGCTGTTGAAGCAGATCAAGTCCCTGAAGGCGCTACCCACGAAGAGGAGTGCGTTCATGGAAATCTGCGTGCGCTCGTTCGGGTTCGAGTTCGACACCCGCGGCCGCGACAGCAGCGACGGCCGGACCCTGGAGGGGTACGCCGCCGTGTTCAACTCCCCGACCCGCATCGCAGCGGTCGGCGGGGACTTCGACGAGGTCATCTCACCCGGCGCATTCGGCCGATCGATCCGCAGCCGCATGCCGGTCCTGCAGTTCGAGCACGGCCGCGACCCGCGCATCGGCGCCGCGCCGATCGGCTCGATCGAGGACCTGTCCGAGGACTCCACCGGCCTGCACGTCCGCGCCAGGCTGTTCGACCACCCGGACATCGAGCGCGTCCGGCAGGGCATCGCCGCCCGGGCGATCACCGGCATGAGCTTCCGGTTCCAGGTCACCGACGGCGGTGACCGGTGGGAACGCCGCGCCGGCAGCGTCGACCTCCGCACCGTCGGCGACGCGGACGTCCACGAGCTCGGCCCCGTGGTCTTCCCCGCCTACGACACCACCACAGTCTCCGTCCGGTCCCTCCTCGCCCAGCTCGGGCCGGAGGAGCACCGGGCGTTGCTGCGTGAACTCGCCTACGACCTCAGATCCATCGAGCCCACCGACGTGGGGCCCACAGCGCGGAGCTCGGGCGACGTCGACCTCGATCGGACCGCAGGCCGCGAGGAGCAGCACATGTCAATCCGCCAGCGCCTCGACACCGACGCGCTCCGCACCCGAGGGATCACGAAGTGACCATCGACATCCTCCCCGAGCTCCGCGACAAGAACGTCGCCGATCTCACCACCGGTATCCCGGATGAGCTCCGCGGTATGACCCCCGACGACCTGCAGCGCTACGTCGAGGTCCTCGACGCGCACCTGCGCTCCATCCACCAGGACGAGAACACCGGCGAGCTGCGGGACAAGACCCCCGCCGAGCAGACCGCGTTCGACTACGGCCTGAAGCTCCGTGACGTGGCGATCAGTCGAATCGAGGAGCACCGCGCCGTGCAGGCCGTGTTCGCGCGCCGGCCGAAGGCGGTCGAGGCAGCGATGCTGAACCTGCAGACCCGAGACAAGGCCGACCCGTACGGCGACGTGCGCCGCATGTCAGTGCACGAGGCCCGCGACCGGGCGCTGCGCACCCTCGACGACCGGAACAGCTCCGCGCACATGGAGCCGGACCAGAAGGACGAGGTGGAGCGGCAGGTCCGCAAGTCCACGGACATCGCCCGCCGGGTCCTCGTCACCGAGAACGAGGCGTACCGCAGCGCGTGGCTGAAGATGGTCACCCGCCCGAACGGCGCCATGTACCTCGACGAGGACGAACGCCGGGCGATGCAGGCGTGGGACGAGTTCCGGACCATGTCCGAGGGCGTCACCACCGCCGGCGGCTTCGGCATCCCGGTCTTCATCGACCCGTCGATCATCATGACGGCGCAGGGCTCCGACAACCCGTTCCTGCAGATCGCCAGCCAGGTCGACGTCAACACCAACGCCTGGAAGGGCGTCACCTCCGCCGGCGTCTCCTGGTCGTTCGACGCGGAGGGCGTCGAGGCGTCCGACGACTCGCCGACCCTCGCCCAGCCCAGCGTCACCGTCCACATGGCCCGCGGGCTGATTCCGTACACGATTGAGGTCGGCCAAGACTATCCGTCGTTCGCGGCTGAAATGTCGACGCTGCTGGCCGAGGGCTACGACGAGTTGCTCGTCGACAAGTTCACCCGCGGCTCCGGCACCGGCGAACCGCAGGGCGTCCTGACTGCGCTGTCCGCCGCGGCCGGCTGCCGGGTCAGCGTCCAGACGTCCGGTGTGAACTTTGGCCCCGACGACCCGTACAAGGTCTGGAAGGCACTCGGTCAGCGGTTCCGCCGTCGGGCGTCTTGGATGATGTCGGTGGACGTGAACAACAAAATTCGGCAAATCGGTACCGCGAACGTTTTTCACGCGTTCACGGAGAATCTTCCGGCCGAGTGGGCGGACCAGCTGTTCGGCAAGCAGACCTACGAGTCGCCCTACATGCCCGACACGACCACGTCCACGGCCGCGAACTCCGGCCTCGCGATCGTCGGCGACTTCAAAGGCTACAAGATCGCGAAGCGTGGCGGCATGACCGTAGAGTTGGTCCCGCACCTGCTCAGCACGACCACGAACCTGCCCAACGGCACCCGGGCCTGGTTCGCGTACAGCCGCATCGGCGGCGGCGTCGTCAACACGACCGGCTTCCGTCTCCTCGTCAACACGGCCTGATTCGGCGCCGGATAGACTGGATTCAACAAGGGACGCCGGGGAGCGCTAACTCCCCGGCGTCTGCCGGAAACACCTATCTCAGAGGTGCCCGACGTGGCCGATCGTACCTGCACGGTCTGTGATGCTCGATTCGAGGCTCAGCAGCCGAATAAAATCTACTGCTCGCCAAAATGCAAGAACACCGCAGGTGCGAGACTCCGCCGTGTCCGAAACGCGTCGAGAACCCACCGCAACTGTTACCGCTGCGCACAGACGAAGCCAGCGGCCGAATTCATCAGCCCTTGGCATACATACTGCGGCGATTGCCACAAGGCGTACAACCGTGACTGGGAACCCAGCGCCGCAAGCCGCGCGCGTCGGCGGCAACGGAAGCGGGAGAACGAGCCGTATGACCGCGGCACGCGCGTGCAGTACCTGTACGGCATTTCTCCCGAGAAGTACGCTGGCCTGCTTGCCGCCCAGGACGGTAGATGCGCTATCTGCCGCGATGCCGACCCGGGTGGGCGCTGGAACACATGGCACGTCGACCATGACCACGGCCATTGCTCCGGCAAGCGTGCGTGCGAGACGTGCGTACGGGGAATTCTGTGCAACCGCTGCAACCTCGCGCTTGGATACCTCCGCGACGACCCAGTACTCATCGCTGCTGCTCTTCGCTACGTCACCCGCGAGACGGAGTAGGCGTTGGCGATGAGCACCTCATCTACCCCGCGACCAAGGGAGTCCAGCGTGGCCGAAATCAAGAAGCCTGCCGACAAGGTCGAGCTGAAGCCGGATCCCGTGCTGGCGCGCGCCGCCGAGTCTGGTGACGCCGGCATTCAGATCCTCGTCGCCAAGCGCGACATCCACGTCTCCAACGGCGACGCCGAACGGGTCGCCGAGCTCGACGCCGAGCTCGCCGAGCTGGGGTTCACCGTCTAGCAATCCCGCCCCGCTGAAGCCCCGGAACCTGAAGAGGTCCGGGGCTTTTGCATGCCCGGAAAGGCCAACCATCCAATGAGAGTCGTCTTCGCCATCGGAACTGAGAACGTCGTGCTGCAGACCGGGGCGACCGTACGAGTTCAGCGGGGCAGCATGGTGCCCGAGACGGACCCGCTCGTCCGCGCCCGCCCGGACCTCTTCTCGGCCGATCCGCGGTACGCCCCCAACCTCCTCGGCACCGAGTTGCCGGAGGAGTTCACCGACGGCGCTCCGGTTGAGACGGCTACGGCCGTTCCCGGAGAGCGCCGCAAC